GCAATGGGTGCTAACGACTACGGTTACGATAAGTTTATGAATGATCCTTTAACTGCAATGGCTACTAATGTAATGCCCCCACTAGGTGCTACTCTTCCCGGTGCAGTCTTAGAGGATATAGCTGATGCTTTTAGGAAAGGTGATCCTTTACCTGATGAAACAATCTTTGCTTTGCCAATTGTAGGTAAAACACTCAAAGGAGTTTTTGACGAATGAACGACGATAAACACACAGTATCCTATACATCTATCGACTATCACAGTATGTGTCAGCGTTCTAAAGAGCGCGTTAAAAAGATGCAGGCTGAAGGAATACCTACGCCCCATGACCCAAAGGATAAGCCAGAGGACGCAGGCAAAAGGGATGGTTACTCTATCCTGTTCATGTCATAACTCACAGTTGTTACCTGTGCAGGCCAGTTGCTGTGACCCCTCAGTCATATCGCTGGCCTCTTCTATATCCCACGATATCTCTTTCGGAAAGTCCTTAGCTAACTGGTTGTAAGTTTTCTTATCAACAGGTTCGTATGGTGCTTGTTGGTACGTGTGGTCTGAGTAAGGTAAAAAGCTGATACCAGATACCTTGTCGAACTTGTTGTACAACCATTGTCCTACCTCAAGAAACTCATCGTCACGATAGTAACAGGTCATGGACGGTTTGTGCTCACACCAGTAGTCCTGATATATCTCCCATAGTTCTAGCTGCTCCATAGCACCCATGTCTGAGGCTGTCACAGCGCCTTCAGGAGACGCAATAGGAAAGGAAAATACCTTAGTACTGGGTGACATTAGGTCATCCTCCACAGGTACACCAGCGGCCTCTAACACGCTGCATAGTGGATCACGAGCATCTGCGCGTACTCGTCGAATGTACTGCGAGCTATAACGAGGATGGATACCACTAGCGCTATCGACCAGCTGACTAACAGTACCGCTAGGCTTAATCGCAGTAATAGCGACAGAAGGGTTAATACCCAGCTTTTTAGCCCAGCGCTCGTTGGTAACAATAGCTTCATTACGCATCTCCGTTAGCCACTTCTTTAGTTTAGCTTTGTCTTCTCGTCCTGATAGCACAGCATGATCCATGATACCAGTAAGACTAACACCCAGTAGTGCTTCGTCCTCTGTGTTTGTCTTCCAGATATTTCTTAGGTATCGGAAGTCTGTGAGGGTAGCCTGTAAAGTTCCAAGGATAGACGCAATGCGTACTTTTCGTTTGAGGTTAGCGAGCGTATCGGACGGCCTGATAACAACTTCAGATAGATTGCAGAACTGGTAGGGTCTGAGGATGATTTCACTACATGGATTAGTTCCAAAATCGTAGGTAGCATCTCGTCGCTCATTTCTTGCAGCCTGTTTCTGACTAGCCACTCTAGAAAAGACACCTCGCTCTCCGGATCTTGATTCATACAAACTAGTCCACTCATTTAGGAATGCTTCAAAGTCAGGCTTCTCTGTGTAACAAGCAGAGTTATTAGCCAGCCCACGTTGGGGTTCATCAACCCACCACTGCCCATGCTTACAGCGGCGTAGCCTGTCATCCGTTAGGTTGGAGAGACTGATGAGGGCGCTTCGTCTGACTCCTCCGACAACGACGATTTGAGCAATCTTACAGCAAAGATCGTGGCATTCAATGGATGTAAGACGTCTTCCAGCTGCTCCTTGAAAGAGTTCAACTGTGAACTTGAAAAGATCGACGAGAGGTTCAGGACCACTTGCACGGCCTCCGAAAGTCTTGAGCGTGGAACCTGCAGGTCGTACTCTACTAACGTCCCATTCGGGAATTTGACCTGAGTACAGCAGTGATACCAACTCCCTAAACGATTTCGCCCATCCGATCTTCGAATCTGCAACATTAATAACTGTGTCGGTTCCATGAAATGTCTCCGCTACTTCAGGCAGCTTTGCTATGTACTGCCGTTCAACGCTAAACCCTACGCCTGTGCCGCACATCAGCACGTACATCATCTCATCAAATGCTTTAGGGTGGTCAATAGGTAGGTAGCTACAGTTAAAACCAGCTACGTTGTCACGATCTAGTGCCTCACCTGCGGTCATCAAGGCTCGCATAGATGGCATTACTTCTAGAGCGTAGATAGCTTTAGATATCTCTGATACATCAAAGTCATTTAGTTCAGCACGGTCTACCCAGTAGTTAACGTAGCGATTGACAGTTTCTTCCCATGTTTCTCTACGTTGTTCTTCTGGTAGGTATCGTGCGTAGCGGGACTTGTGTATGTATTGTTGATATGCGTCCAATGATATTACTCCTTTGTTGGTCTGTGTATCTTGTCCAATTAATAATTTCTTCTTTCGTTCTGTGACACCCTGAACATTTATTGTTGACTAACTTACATTGTTTTATGCAGGGGCTTTCCATTCACTATGTGATTCCTAATGTCTCGTTTTCTATTGCTGCTTTAGCTAGGCCAAGTAGTAAGTATACACCATCAGGGTATTGTTCGGTAGCTGTTAGCTCAAACACTTCACCGTCTTCATACATGACAACAACACACTTAACTGGTCTACCTTCGTCTTCGTATTCCTTGCTACGTATAGCTAGAGACGCTAGGAACTCAGATGTTTTAACACCTGCGTCTTCTTTCTTACCAAACTTACCTTCAACTATTTTCATTTTGTAAACGTTCCAGCAGTATCTCAAGATAGTGAATAGCTTTCTTGATATCTTCTACTCCGTTCTTGTCCTTCCACCTCGTAATGTACTTCACTGCATTGGCCTCGCACCAATCAAGGTTGTTGGCAATGATGAAGTCTACGGGTTGAATAGCATAACGGTTGTAGTGATTGCCACCTATCTGTTTCTTTATCGAATGGTCGTTAGGGTGGTACAGTTTACCGTACACTGTAGTGCTGGCTTTGTCCCACTCTTGTGGTGTTGCTTCGTTAATAGACATCTTCTTCCTCTAAGTCAAACTTCCAACTGTTAATGTCCACCTTGTCAGCGAACCGTTCAACCAACTCTTCGGATGTAATCTCTAACGCTTCCATGATAGTCACTTCATCGTAGCGTTTAGCTATCCGTTCAAGTATCTCGTCAAGAGTTAGCACCGTACTTCCCCCGTAAATAAGACATAGACACAGGCATCTCATCAAACGTGCCGTTGTCTACCTCGTTGAATACCCACAGGCCAGACCATGATCCGTTAGTCTGAGGGTTCAGATAGTCCTCATCGTGTTGGTAATAGATACCAGCAAACAAGGATGTCATTCTTTTTCCTGCTGCGTTTCTGTCGAATGCAATGTCTCTATCTTGTACGTGTCCCATGACGCATGACATATGTTTCTTTTGGAGCAGTAGCTTTGCATTAGTGACTGGCCTGCCCATGACACCGCTAGTGAAAAAGTGGCAATAAGCAATACCGTCCACAATAACCGGCTGAAGATACGGATATACTTCCCAGCCTCTGAGATTGAGATCCTCATAACTCATGAGTCCTTCTAGCTTTGCGTCGTTCTCTACTGCACGTTCCACTCTGTACTCGTGGTTCCCGAGGGTAAAGATGAGACGAGGCTTCCATACCTTTTTCTTCATCCTACGCATACGAGACTGCTCTGCCCTGATGCAGTCCATGAACACTTGCATAGCTTCGTTGCCAGCCTCTACGTCAGCAGAGTAGCGCCTACCTTCAAACGACTTCTTACCTACATCGTATGATGACAACGATGGAAAGTCCCAGTGATCCCCCAGATGTATGATGGTGTCAGGTTTGATCGCTGAAGCGTAACGACCTGCCCATATCATGTGGTCAATAGGATGTTCTGGTTTTATCTGAGTGTCAGGTATTACTAAGTGTCTCATCTTCTCCATCCTGTAGGTATTGTTTCAAGAGTGTACCAACGGAATCCATGCTTCTCTGCCCACTCTTCCATTGTGTAGCGTGTGCCATCTTTTCTTCTTCGTGATCCCGGCATTGGTGTGTTGGCTCGTTGGAAGAGAAATACCAACTCCTCCTTTGGGCTGAGTGTTTCTGCGATGATGACATACTTACGTGCCTCCTCTGATGTACGAAACCTACCCTTTGCTTCTATGTACCATGTCTTACTGTGGTGCGTATAAACAAAGTCAGGCTCGTACTGTTTAGGGACAAGATAAAAGATACGCTTTTCTGGATGATACTCACAGCCCTGCATAATCTCATGGGCTTCTTTCTCAAACTTGGAATCATATTTCACTTGGCTTCTCGTACTTGTCATCAGGTGAACGCAACAGGTACAGAAGTTGTAGGCTTTCTAGCAGCCTGTCCTCATCTAGTTCATTGTCCCAGTAGTGAGTAAGACAGGTGCTGTAACACTCCCACTCTGTTGTGCATGGGTCAATGATCTTGTCTGCTTTCTTAGGACCAACACCATGTATGCCCGGTATGTTATCTACACGATCACCCATCAACGCCTGCTTGTACAACCAGCGCATAGCGTCGTCAGAGTTAAATGCATTTAAGTTTTTCTTTGTGTAATCATACATACGGCAAGGGATCTGCCTGAAGTCTTTGTCCAGTGAACAGATAATAGCGTCGTGGTTTAATTGAGTTGCCTTGATAGCTATAGCATCATCAGCTTCCATGCCGTTGACAACCTGTGCATTCCATTCACTGACCATGAAGTCACGTAGCAGATTCTTGTGTACTGGTACTCGCTTGTTATCACGATTACCTTTGTAGGGTTGGGTAGTGGCAACCTCGTCCCTGAAGTTACCCTTACCCGTGAGGTATACAATGCTGGATGTGTAGTGTTCAGACAAATCCATGACCATTTCGGACAGGTAGTTGTCTAGGGTCTGCGTTGCAACGTCTTCACTCTCTTCGTCACAAGCAAACCCTACACGGTACACCAGCATATCACCATCAATCAGTATCACAGAGCTTCCATCTCTTCTGTTTCAGGTTCGTACTGAACAACGTCACTAATCACAAGACGCTTGAGCGTGGCACTGCGACCTTTCTTTTTAAGGTATTCCCAATCGTAGTACCCGATGAGGCATCTAGCTTTGGAACCATTACCCACAACGACTCCTGATTCTGGGTCATCTGTGTCATCTCGTGGTGATCGTCCCTTGATAAGCAACTCTGATCCATCAGGCTTGAAGGCTCGGTACTTGTTGTTAGACTTACAGGTGATGTAGTTTCCACGCTCATCCCCTTTGTTGTTGATGTTAAGTCCCATGTCTTCCAACGCAGTTACAGCAGCATCAGAAAGATTAGCAAGATCAACTGTGTACTTATTGGCTAACTCATTCTTGTGAGTCAGGTTAGGCCAGAACAAATCACAGTTAACCATTACGTTGGGTGCTTGGTCAGACATATAGCATTCTCCTGCTAGTTAAACTTACCATAATATTATACCACATAAAATAGAATTGTGCTAGTGGGTATCTGCCCAACTATTACCAACTCTATACTCTCCGTCCAACGGACAGTTCAGTTGCAGGAGTTCACCTGCGAATATCATTGAGTTGACGCACGACTTACCAATGAAGTCTGCATCTTCTGGTTTACATTCTATCTGCCACTCATCATGTACTTGTGCTACCAGCTTGAAGTCAACACGTTCCAGTAGGTCATACAAGATAACGATAGCCTGCTTCATAACCACAGCACCAGCGCCCTGCAGTAGTGTGTTCAATGCGGCGTGTTGTGATCGTACACGTATGCGTCTACCATCTAGTCCAGTTAGAAACCCTGTCTCTGCATCAGACATAACCTCTGAGCGTAGCTTTGCCAGCGCGGGTGTGTTCTTTAGGAACGCTGCCTTGAGTCTCTTACCGTGCGCGGCACTACCACCTACGACACTGCCTATCTTGGCGTCGCCTGCACCGTACAGGAACGCATAGATAAATGTCTTAGCTTGATCCCTTGTCTCTAGTCCTGCGGCTGTCTGGTTAGCTGTGTGTATATCACCTGATAGTATCTCGTTGGTGTAGGATTCATCATCCATGTAGTGTGCAAGCATACGTAGCTCAAGACCGCTGGCATCAGCACCAACCAGAACACGGCCTTCAGGTGTGGTGAACAGCTCACGACACTGCTTACCATACTCAGCCCTTACAGCAGGTATCTGAGCCATGTTCGGAGAGGAGTGTGCCATCCGTCCGGTGACAGCTCCGATGTGCCTGACGCGTCCATGTATTCTGTTGTCTTCGCCCACTGCCTTAATCCACGAGTCAACTTGTGACGCTCGCTTTTGACAGAGAAGATAACGGAGGATAATCTTTGCCTCGGGAATGTGAGTCTGCTTTTTAAGCGTAGCCTCATCGACCTTCGGTTTTCCTGACGGAGTGAGTTCCTTCCACACTGCACCTTTGCTAGTAAGACGATCTGCGATTTGTTGTCTACTACCGACATTGAACACCGTAACTTTGTCCTTGAGTCTCTTCTGTGTTTTATCACTGATCCTCTCCTCTACTATGGGTGGGAACACACGCTGTAAATCCTGTTCGATCCTGTGCATACGGGTAGTTAGTTCTTCGTAGAGTTTAACCGCATTCTCTTTATCAAACTCAAACCCGTTGTCCTCTTGGTCTTTACATATCCACGCAACACTGTGCTCCAGATCAACGCAGTGCTTAGTAAAACCAAACAGTTGCATCTGTTGCATCAGTGCATTGTGCAGTCGTTCTGTTACGTCAACATCTCTTTTACAGTATTCAACCATTTCATCTGATAGTTCTTCCCATTCGCTGTGTTCTCCTTTAGGGAAACCAAGCCTAGTTCCCCAAGCAGCAAGGCTGTGACCACCGTCCAAGTCGGGATGAAACAAACGAGAAAGTACCAGCGTGTCCACAACTCTGTATTGTGGTATGCGTAGACCCCAGAGCCGGTGAAGTACAGGAACATCATACCCGATAAGGTTATGCCCACATAGCGGTCCACCTTTTGCCAGTTCATCCATCAAGCTCCGTCTAGATAAGTGGATCAAGTGAGCTTCGTTCGATCTCTTTGTAACCACGCAGTGTATCTTCGTAGGGTTCAGGCCGTCTGCCTCTATGTCTATAAACACAGTATTGGTAGTAGGCGATATCAAGCTCTTGTCTACTTGATAGTTCATAACCATTCTCCCTCATCTCCATATTCTGTTCCTGCTCCATAATCCAACGACTCATCTTCGACATCTTTTATCTCCTCAAGATCATACAGATCAGCATAGTCTATGTTACCTACTGCTGTCAAGTTGTCATCAGCAAGGAACCGACTACACTCGTTACACATATCAACAAACTCACCACTACCACTAAACTTCTTGGTTAGTTCGTAGTTACTTAGTATCTTATCGCAAGCAACGCACCTCATTCAAATACCTCAGTGAGTCTCCCCGTATCTTTGTTATACATTAACGATGTAGCTGGCCCTGTCATACCGCTAAACCGATTCTTCAGCACACGCACGTTGGTGGTGTTACGCACCATTGGATCCTCTGCCTGTGCATTACGCTCTAATCCTAACACGATGTCACTGAGTTGAGCAATGGCGGCACTACCACGTAGCTGTCCAAGGCTGGTGTATGCACCGTCCTCATGCCCCTTGCCTTCTGGTCTGCGTAAGTGTGACACAATGAACATACACACGCGCATCTCCTGACAGAACATACGTAGCTTAGTCATGATCTCATCAATAGCCTTACGCTCATCTCCATTTTCCTGATCCGATACCAGTATGGAGATGTGATCCAGCACTATGTACTGCACACCAAGTACCTTGATCTGATACCTGAACCGTGCCAACACGTTCTCAATCTTGTTGGAACCAAACGTATCCCACAGCACAACACGGTCATCAAGGTTGAGGCTATCGAACACTTGGTCTACCTCTGACGGTGAGTAGTCACAGCCCGGAAGATGGATAGGCTTGTTGATCTGTAGTCCAACCAGACCACGCGCTGTCCTGTCTGGTGTCTCTTCAAGGAACGCTAGTCCCACCCTGTCAGTAGTCTGAGACAAGATAGAGAACACTAGCTCACGCATGAACGTAGACTTACCAAGACCGGAGCCAGCACAGATGGTGACTAGCTCAGTAGGACGAACACCAAACGTCATGTCATCTAGTCCCTTGTATGGATAGCGTACCTCTGCCTCCTCCAACGGTTTCTTCAACGCCTCACGCAGAGAACCCAGCATCACCATGCCATCAGGTGTGTAGGTCTTCGCCGCCCACCACCGCTTAACAAAGTCATCCTTGTCTGCGTTCAGTAGGTAGTCACACGCATCCTTGTGCTCACCATGATGGAAGATGCGAGACTTACCACCAAAGATATCAGCACACTCTAGAGCAGCAGAGCGGCCATGATCGTCGTTGTCAAAACAAAAGATAATATGATCGTACTGATCCAAGAAGTCGTAAGACCTGCGGCAATCAGCAGCAGCACCTTGGGCACCATTACGAATAGACACAACAGGATACTTGCCACCAAACATTTGATAGGTTGCCAAGGCATCGAACTCTCCCTCCACTACGGTTATGTACTGACCACCACTGGGGAACAGATGCTGACCATACAACCCAGCCTTCTTCCAATCCCCACCAATCTTGAACTGCTTGTCTGGATACCTAGTCTTCACCGCCACCAGCTCACCAACAGGATCATGATATCCAAACAGAATGTTGCCTGCCTTCTGCTGTGCAGAGTACGCCGCCATAGTATCAGCAGTTAGACCCCTGTCCTGATAGCCCCTGTATGGCTCTGTGAAGGCCGCTTTGTCGAACCCTGATGCTGGTACTACTCGCTCTTTAATGTTGCTCACAGACGCTCCTGTGGCCTCTGGTGGGGTGTATTGGGCACAGGCAAAGCAATAACTAGACCCATCCTCATTGTAAGACAACGCATCACTAGAACCACAGTCATCGCATTGCTGGTGCAGCTTAACGAACGCCATCAGTGTATAGCCTCCTCAGTTCCGAACACCATATCATACTTCTGTTGTATTTCTTCCTCGGTATAGTGAGTGTCCAACATATCTTTATACTTAGAAACAAAAAGCCCTATCATCTCAACAACACTGAGATGGTGTAGCTCCCACTCGGTTAACTCTTCAATCATTTCTTCCTTAGTCATCATCCCTCTCCCATAACTCACGTTGCACCGTTTCCCACGCAGTGAGTATCTCATACTTCTCATCAACTGTGTACTCAGATGAACCCTGTACCTTGTGGTACATAACAAAATCAATCAACTCTTCTGCATCAATCAAATCATCCTGATCGAAACGTAACCACCACGGTTTGCTTCCATCGTTGAGGCTAATTTTCATACTATGTAGTTCCTATGTATTAGTAATAGTATTAGTAATAATATTAATACTTAGTTATCTATATAGTTTATATTACCACACTCAGTGCTGAAGTGTGAACCTGTTTTCTCGGTCTTTTTTCGCATTAATCAGACGTTCATTCAACTCGTCACTATCCCACGAGACAGTAGTACAAGGAGATTCAAACACTTCTACCTCACCATGTTGGTACAAATCAGGGTGCAAGAATACTTCGTTGATGGCAAGCATATATTCTGGTGTTATGTCACACCACTGACACCCTACCATCTCAATCTGGTATCCTTTGTCCTCATATATCTCAGAGAAACTAAACTCCATGGCACCACTGTCACCGTCTGTGTATAAAACACTAACAGATGTATACGACTCAACCGCATCAGCTTCATCTACGATGTCACCGTCATCGTCCACGTAGTCAGTGTGTTTACGTACCATGAACTTAGCACCAGACAAATACTCTGTGAACTTGTGAAGATGGTTGATGTCATCAAACGAATACCTCTCCACTATCTTTAACTTCTTGCTGTCACCACTCTCCATGCTTGATCCTCCTACTTTCTTCACCGTAATACTCCTTGACTTCCATGTCAAGAAGACAAAGGAACTTGTCCAGTTGACCTGACCGCTTGAGTTTCCACAGCGCCCTGCGTTCGATGTTGCGTACTGATTCACGCGAGATGCCCAACACCTTTGCTATCTGTGCGTGTGTCATACCGTCTCTCATGTTAGAACCTCATCATTGATCTGTCTTTAAGCTTGACTAGCTTACCATTCTTACCGCAGTACAGGTCAACAAAGAAGTCAGTCTGCATTGCCTTCTTACTCTTGAAGACCATGTATTCCACTCCGTTGTCTGGTCTGAAGTCACGCAGTCGTTTGACCACACGATAGATAACCATACGTCCCGGCTTCAACTCTTCAACTGGCTTGATGTAATAACTCATAGCTCAATACCCCCAAAGGCTTCGTCTAGTTTACGGTACACATTCTCTGTCCACTCGTTGGCGCTGTAGTCAGAGATCACAACCATAGGCTCCTGCTCTGACCCGTTGTTGTAGATCAACGAGAACCAACCACGGCAGTTACCATCCTTGTCGTATGCCTCAAGCTGATCCATCTCAGTCTGCGACAGGTTCTTCAGGATGTGTAGCTTGTCAGCACACCCATGCACAGACAGCTCCTCTCCGTCCCATACTGATACCTTACCGTTATCCCACAGGCACAGATCCACCAGCTTCTGAAGTACAGGCCGTTCACACGGTGCTGCATACTCTGGATACTTGTTGTCGAATACTACAATCATGCTCTCTCCTCCATGTCATCTGCAATAAGATCATAAATGTAAGACGAGTTGAACCAATCAGTAACAGGCTGACCACGAACTCGTATGAAGTAATCATCAACCATACCTGTTGTCTCGTCAAACGAGTACTTGATCGTGGCACATACTGTCATCCACGGGCAGTCAAACTCTGTGTCAAACGTTCTGTGTATCATGTGTAGTATCCTCCTTTGTCTTGAGTGCTAACAGATCGTCAACCCTCTGCTGTAGCTCAGTGATCTGATTTCTCAGCGCCTGATCCTTACTGTCACGTACATCGTGTCCGTAATGATAGATAGATCTCACCAGATCCAGCGCACTGTCAACGTGTAGTACGTCGCTTAACTTACTGAGCAAAACAGAGTTCTCCATATTCTCAAGCATATGCCCTAAGATGTCACCATCACTGTACCCCCACCTATCCATCATCTCCATAGCGTCGATGATGTTGTCAGGCTCCACGTAATCCATGATCTCATCGTCATAGTCATCCAGATTAATGACACTTGTTACTTCAATTTCACTACTTCTCCAACCCATGATACTTCTCCTTAGTTAAATGCATTTAACATTAATGATGTGTGTAACTAACATTTGGTACTGCACTATCCCAACACGCTCGACACTCACCACACTTGTTGTCCTGCTTAGGTGCGGGGCATACGAACGAGTCAGTAGGGATTCTATCCTTGTGTACTGTGGATGTCAAACGGAACCTCTTTGGTGGAGGCCCATCAACCATAGCCGCAGACACACGCACAATCAGATTGTCTGGCATCTCACCACTGTACTGCGACACATACTTAGCCTCGCGTGTGGGCAACCAGTGCTTAGTCTCAGGTGTACGCTTCGCTACCTCCACGATGTTAGACAAATGCCACACACCTTGGATGTCACCTGAGTCATGCCACCTAAAGTACGGCGCTTTGTTGATAGCTATCGCCATGTTCTCCACCCAATCAGGATGAGAAAGAGCATCAAGTCTACGCTTCAACGC